ATCTAAAGTTACGGAATTATGGAGCGAGGTGGCTTAAATGACTTTTACAATGATCGAGGTGCTGACGTGAATTATAAACCTATGAAGCCCGTCAAGCGTAAACCGAAACCGACAACAAAGAAGGACAAGTAAATGGCCGACACAACCACAACCACATTTTCACTTGTAAAACCGGAGGTTGGCGCGTCTGAGGATACTTGGGGCGCGAAGATTAACACGTCTTTGGACTCAATTGACAACCTGCTTGACGGCACAACTGGCATTCAACCCAACCTAACCTCTGGATGGAAGGTCGGCGGCACTTCGGTAGCCTCTACAGCGACTGAGCTTAACAAGCTCAATGGCCTAACAGCGTCCACGACTGAGCTTAACAAGATCGACGGAGTAACGGCGACAACAGCAGAGCTGAATTTCGTTGATGGTGTTACTTCTGCGATACAAACACAGCTAGGGACCAAGGTGCCACTTGCGGGTGCAGCATTGTCAGGCGGCTTCACTTCCTCACTTGATGATGACGGTACAAAATCGTCTGGGACTTACACTCCCACAATAACTGACGGGAACTTCAAAAGGATTGTTGGCAATGGAGCGTTCACACTCGCGGCCCCTGCTGACGCGACGGGCTACTCATTGGCCATATTGATTACCAATGGCGCATCCGCAGGAACGATCACATTCTCAGGTTTTGAAGCGGTATCAGGCGACACAGTGTCCACAACAAACGGCGAAGACTTTATGTTGTACGTGACCAGCATTGCGAACTTTGGCCATGCGCACATTGTGGCTCTACAATGATCGCGTTAGGTATGCCGGCCGCTGGGGCGTTTGCCTCCAGCAATGATGATTGGGTCTACATTGGTAGAGGTGGTCACGGCTCCGCTCACGCCTCAACTTTAATTGGGGACTACGTTGTAATCGCGGAAGCTGATGACCGAGAGAGCGGCTCTTACGCCTCGGTAGGCAGCGGAGGCACAGAAATCTTTCGCCGTCAAAGGGCATTTAGCGTTTACCAAGAGAAAGGGCAGTACGACTACTATAAGGAACAGGTACGGGTGCGAGTGCTTATCGCCACGTCGGATGGGGCCTTTGCTTTAGGCGGAAACTCTTCACACCGTCGTGCGTATACGTTTCGCTCTGTGGGTAAGAACGCGATGGAAAACGCAACGCTTCTTTCCGCAACTACTGGAGCTTCTTCCGACGCCACCTACGATTTGGCCGCTTACCGCGCACCGCGCTTGCCAATAGTTGTTGCGGGTAGCTGTAACGGGTCCGCAGGGACAGCAACAATCGGGGGCGGAAGCGGCACTTCTGATACTATATCCGACAGTTCCGCTCGCGTTACGATAACATGGCGCTTGGACCTGCAACAGACAGACAGTATCCGGTATCAAGTATCAGGCTTGAGCGGCAACCGAAGTCACGCACACATACTAGGAAAGGTAACTTCAGCATGACACTTTATTTATATGGTAAAGACGGGGACAAGCTGGCGCGAGTGAACCCGCACAAAAACATGAAGCTGCCTAACGGCGATCATGTGTCTGGCGCGAGTATTAAAGATGGTTGGAAGCACGACCTTGGGTACTACGCAGCCATCGAAGTTCTGGACGTGCCTGAACAAGAAGTGCCGCCAATCGAAGTAAGCGCGTACCAAGCTCTGGCAACTCTAGCCGATTTTGGGGTGCTTGAGGGTTTGATGGCGCAGAAGTTGCCGCCCCGCGTTGTCTTATTTATTGAGCGAGCGCCGATATGGGTGGCGGGTACGGAGATCGCGAACTACGTTCTGGGCAAAGCGGACCTAACAGACGAAGAGCTTGCTGGCTTCTGGCCCCACGCTACGGGTGTTGTCTAATGGACATCACAGCTTCCGCAATCACGCCTGCCATTGCTGAACGGGTCGGAAACCTTGGCGCGGCAACTGTTGGTGTCGATGCAAAAACCGTCGCAGCAAATATGACACGCCTTGGCCGCAAGGGTGGCCGCGCAGTCCTAGCTGAAATTGACGGGGAACTCGTAGGCTCTACTCTATATTCCGACGCCTTGCAGTTTCGTGAGGTGTCGGGTCACTTCGGATTGTCCGACGAGATCATGTCGTATGGCAAGACCCTTCTGCCTTATTATATCTACCTGCGCAAAGACCTACTTAGTAAGGGCATATCAAGCAAGCTCCGAAGTGCGCGGGATGCTGACGCCGTTAAACACGGTTACGAGTATAGTTTGGTTATGGCAGCGCCTAACGCTGCTCTACACGCGTGGGGCGTCCGCGAAGGTGACACAGAACTAAAGGGCTTTGCTGACACGTACGGTCGACCAATCTTTATCCACAAACTATAACACGCGGGCGTCCCTTCGGGGCGAGTGATCCAAGGGGTATTTCTAATGACACCGCAGGCCATCATTCGCCGCAACGATATGCTGATTGGTGTGTTGATGAAAACAAAGAACGTATCAGAACCAGATATGGACAAATTGTTCAGAAACGTAGGTTCCTAAATACCGTTGCCCTTGTACCGCATTGTGTGCTATAAGGGCAACAGTTTAACGCTTCGGAGCAAATATGACGCTAGTACCGCTTGATATACCGCCCGGCGTTTACCGAAACGGCACGGACTTGCAGTCGCAGGGGCGATGGCGTGACAGCAACCTAATCAGGTGGATTGACGGCACAATGCGGCCCATGAAGGGCTGGCGTGTTAAATCTGCAACAGCCGCAGCAGCAAAAGTTCGCGGCATGTTGTCTTGGATTGATAACGGTAGCGATAGGTGGATCGCGGGCGGCACGTACAATAAGCTGTACGTTTGGTCAACGACTGGCGCTCGCAGCGACATAACGCCAAACGGGTTGACCGCAGGGCGCGAGGACGCAGAAGCGTTTACGGGCTTCGGAGGCGGCACCTTTGGCGCATTGGCCTTCGGTGTGGCGCGGCCAGACACGTCCCGAATACAAGCGGCAACGTCTTGGTCTTTAGACACGTTTGGCGAAAACTTGGTTGGCTGCACGTCTGATGATGGTAAAATTTATGAGTGGGCGCTAAATACAGGCACGATTGCAGCGGTTATAGGTAACGCGCCAGAAAATAACAGGGGCTTGGTTGTCACTGGTGAGCGTTTTCTTATGTCACTTGGCGCTGGCGGAAATCCGCGCAAAGTCCAATGGTCTGACCGCGAAGACAACACGACATGGACCGCAGCGGCGACGAACGAGGCTGGCGACATTGAGCTAGATACAATGGGTCAGGCGCTTGCTGGAATTAACGTCCGAGGCCAGACTTTACTTTTGACAACAATGGACGCGCACGCAGCCACGTATATCGGGCCGCCGTTTGTCTACGGCATTGAGCGCGTCGGCACAGCTTGTGGCTTAATCTCGCAGGGCGCAGTCGTGTCCGTCGACCACGGCGCATACTGGATGGGGCTTAACGCGTTTCACCTATACAGCGGCGGGGCAGTGCAAGACGTCCCGTGCGACGTTTCTGATTACGTTTTTAATGATATTAACCGCTCACAAATTAGCAAGGTTTTTGGCGTTCCAAATAGCGCACACGGAGAAATTACATGGTTCTACCCGTCAGGTTCTTCTACAGAAAATGACCGCTACGTGACGTTCAACTACGTTGAGGGGCATTGGTCCATCGGCACACTTGACCGCACTGCTGGCGTTGACCGTGGGGCGTTCCAGCAACCTATGTGGGCAAAGGCATCTGACGCGCATATATACGAACACGAAGTTGGGTTTAACTATGATGGGGCGGTGCCGTTTGCGGAAACTGGCCCGATAATGATCGCGACGGGCGATGCGGTTGCGTCTGTTGTCGGCATGTTGCCAGACGAGCAAACGCAAGGCGACGTTAATGCGACATTTAAGACACGGTTTTACCCCAACGGAACTGAGCGAGATTACGGGCCTTACGCCATGTCAAACCCAACGTCTCTTCGCTTCACTGGTCGGCAGGTGCGCGTGCGGGTTTCAGGGGTCAATGGCGTCGACTGGCGCGTCGGCGTCAACAGGCTTGATATTGTGCAGGGGGGCCGCAGATGAGACTGCAACAACCACGCGGGTCATACAATTCCGTCAATGAGATTGAGCGTAATCGAACGCTTGAAGCGGCGGATCGGGCTAACCACAAGCGCGGGCAGGATGTTGAGATTGGCGAGGGTCGTTTATTTCTAACTGATGACACGACAAACGTCAGATATGAGATTTACATGACTTCGGGAACACTATCGGTGCGAACAGTATGACCGAGCTGGAACGCTGCAAACCTTGGATTGAAGCCGCTCTAGAATATAGCGGCGGCACGCACTTGTTTGAGGACGTTGAGGCGGGCTTGACCAAGGGTACGTTGCAGTTGTGGCCCACACCAAAGGGCTGTATTATCACTGAGATCGTGGTTTTCCCACGCAAACGGGTCGTGAATGTTTTCCTGGGCGGCGGTGAACTAGAACAGATTATGGAAATGCACAGCGACGTGATAGAGTGGGCGAAATCGCAAGACTGCGTGGCCCTTACAATGAGTGGCCGCATGGGCTGGAATAAACCATTGGGCAAGCACGGCTGGAAACGCCAATTTGCCTCATATATAAAGGATTTTGGATAATGTCAGGCGGAAAAGGCGGTTCACAGACATCATCTGTTGAAATCCCGCAGTATATTGAAGACGCAGCGCGGCGCAACTTGGCCAAGGCGGACCAGATCGCGCAAATCGGTAACGTGGTTAATCCCGGCCCAACATCGGCGGCATTCACGCCCATGCAATCGTCGGCGTTTCAAAACACAGCGGATACAGCCAACGCGTTTGGGATGAATGCGCCACAGGGGCAGGCCAACATCCAGCGCGGCGGCATGGACGAGGCGCAGCAATATGCCAACGGCGTTCGCGGCTATTCGTCAGCTCCCATCTACGATCAGTCGATGGAAGCATTCGGACAGCGTGATCCGGGCCAACAGGCTTTTATTGACAGCATGTTTTTGGACAAGCAGGATGGTGGGCTTGCGTATACACCAAGCAACTACGGCAGTGTAGGCGATCCGTTTGCGGGCGGCGCGAGCCAGTCGGCATTTTATCCCGATGATCCAAATCAAGGCGCAATGGACGCGGCGCTTGATGCAAGCCGCGCGGCGAACCCCAACGGACGCCTTGGCGGGCTCGGTGACATTTTTGACGGCGGCGGACCCGGTGCAAGCACGATTGGCGGCAGGGACTTTCAGGGTCCAAACCCTAACGGGTCAGCGGGAAATGATGGGCCTAACGGCGGGTTATTTGGCGGGTTTGACATGGGCGGGTTA